GTTGTCAAGTCCGTGACCCTGGTGATCGGCGGCCTGTTCCTCATGTACTACTGGAACGTGATGACGAAGGCGAACTACGCCAGCTGAAGCAGCAGCCGCGTGGCGGTTCAGGATCTCGGTAAGTGTAGAGACTCCAGGCGCCTTCCCCACTCGTCAGAGCCAGGGCTTCAGATGCCATGGGCTCTGGAAAAGTTTTTGAAATTTGCAGGACAATTTCAGTCACGTCTTCTCGCGACAGATCCCAGCGGCGCGCCTCTGTGAGAAGTTCCTTAACGTCATTAGCCTGGATCGTCTTCAGGTGCGCGACATACCGATTGACCATCTCAGACCGGACTCGGTCCAGGAGTTCTTCGATGGTTAAATTTGGAAATCGACTCCTCATCTCGCGCATCAGTTCGGGCCCTGACATTATTTTACTTGTCAATATTAATGACGGCCGACTTTAACATGCTTTTCTTTGTCCTATTCGTCCTATTGTTCGCGGCCCTGGCTATTACGAACATGGTCGCGTCACGCAGTCAGCAGTACGCCAAGCCGGGCCAAATGTACTTCGGCATGTTGTACCTGGTCGGTGCCGTGATCCTCGTCGTATATAAAATGAATAATCCCTAGAAACTTAAATGAAGAGCCATCTCGTCGGGCGCATCACGGGTGTGTGGGTGGCGCGACGGGTCCATCTCGAAAAAATTATGAAGCGAATCGCTGAAAGGTGTGGGTTCCACGTAGTGGCCCAGGCTTTTCACCAATTCGAACCACATGGCGCCACGGGCGTCCTGGTCCTGGCCGAGAGTCACTTCTCGGCCCATACGTATCCAGAGGACAATGCGATTTATATCGACGTCTTCTGTTGTTCGGATCCTGAATTGACGGCTCATGTCATCGAGGAAGAGTTTGCGGCTCTGGGGGGGCAGTGGCAGACAATTTCGCGCTAATTTCGGATCCAGGGGTCTTGGAAGACTCTTGGGCCCGAAGGCCGGTTTTAGGGTTTCGCAATTTCGCTCGCAAATTCAAGACGCTATGTCTAGTTCGAGAAGGCCAAGCCGCCCATGCCAGACTGGATACGCAGGATGTTGTAGTTCACCGCGAACATGCGCTGCAGGGGGGTGCTGTAGCCGCTCTTCATGTTGATCGCCACCTGGGCGTTGTCAATACGAGAGAAGTTGCACGTGCCGGTCGGCTGGTGCTCCTCCGGCTGCAGCGCGAAGGAGTACACGTACACACCCGGGTAGGGCGTGCCGGAGTGGTACACGTACGGCTGGTACTGGTTGAAGTACTTGCCGATCTGCTCCTTGAAGCGGTCCTGGCCGTTCAGCACCAGCTTGAAGTTGTACAGAGGACCCACCTCCACGGACGACACACCCGAGGCCAGGGCGGAGCCCTCCTCGACCCAGGCAATGTTGGAGGTCAGGGTGCCCGAGGTGCTGGAGCCGGTCGCGATGTTGGAGAACAGGTGGGGCGCGCCCACCACGTGGGGCAGCACACCGCTCACCACGCTGGGGTGAGTAGAGCAGGTCACGTTCACGGTGGTCGTGCCCGTGGAGAAGTTCCACATGGAGTTGGTCGCCGTGGAGACGGTGTTCTGGTAGCACCAGATCAGCTCCTTCACGGGGTGGTTGTAGGACAGACGGATCGTCTGGGCGCCCGGGTTGCCCGAGGCGGTGATGGAGTCACCGCCGGTGTGCTGCACCTGCTCGATCAGGTACTCGTGGCCCTTCTGGGCGAAGCGGCGGCGCTCCTCAGTGTCCAGGTAGACGTAGTTGGCCCACACCTCGAACACGGGGCTGGAGGTGCCGAAGTAGCTGGAGAAGGTCGCGGTCAGGTCGAAGTCCAGGCGCACCTCGTGGTACTGCAGGGCAATCAGGGGCAGGAACAGGCCCGGGTTGCGGTTGAAGAAGAACAGCAGGGGCAGGTACACGTAGGTGCGGTTGGTCGCGTCGTTGGACGCCGGGGACGCGGTCGAGGTCATCTTGCCGTAGTTGATCTTGTCGGACTCCGACAGGAACACCTCAGCGTACAGGCGGAACCAGGTCTGGTAGTGCTTGTCGATGCGCTGGCCACCGATGGTCAGCTCCACGGCCGCAACGGCGCGCTCGGCCACCCAGCAGGTGTCGGCGCCGATGTTGTTGGACGTCAGCGCCAGGGCGGCGGCGGAGGGCACCAGCGCCACGTACATGTCGCCGACCAGATCGCCGTTGCGGGCGATGGTCACGGACACACGGCCGCTGTTGGAGGGGGTGCCGTTCACCGTCTGCTGGATGTTCTCCATCGCAAAGTTGGTGTGGCGCTTGTACACGGCCTGGAAGAAGGTCACCTTGGGCTGACCAGTCAGATACACATCCTGAGCGCCATAAGCAACGAGCTGCATAAGTCCACCGGCCATTTGTAATAGTACTCAAGAAAAAAATTTGGCACGGGACCACACGCGGGGGCCGGGCGGCGAGGGCGACTTCTAGGAAGTCGGGGCTTAGTTCGAGAACACGACGCCGCCCATACCCGAGGCAATCTTGAGGACGTTGTAGTTGACCGCGAACATCTGCTGGAGGAGGTTGCTCGGCATGCCCGTCTTGAGGTAGACGGACGTCTGGGCCATGTCGATCCGGCTGAAGTTGCACGTACCGCTCGGCTGGAGCTCCTCGGGCTTGAGCGCGAAGGAATACACGTAGATGCCCGGGTACGGTGAGCCCTCGTGGTACTGGTACGGCTGGTACTGGTTAAAGTACTTGCCGCCTTGCTCGACGAAGCGGTCCGTGCCGTTCAGCATCAGCTTGAACTTGTGGAGCGGACCAACCTCCTGTCCGTACAGGACGTTCGAAGAAAGGACCGGCAGACCACCCTCGACCCACAGGGACGCGCCCGCTACGACGTTGGACTGGAGCTGGACGTTGGAACCCGGTGCGATGTTGCTCGTCACATAGGTGACGTTCGAGACGACCGTCAGGTTCGACGACAGGATCGGCGGGATGTACAGCACTGGAGCGCCCGTCTTGTGGGGCTCGAGGAAGCCACCGCTGGCCGCGATCTTCTGGACGTCGACAGTCACCTCGACGTTCGACGTGCTGGACGAAAAGTTCCACATGGCGTTGCGGTTCGTGCCCGGGGTCGGGTCCTGGTAACACCAGATCAGCTCCTTGACGGGGTGGTTGTACTGGAGACGGATGACGCCCGGACTGTTCTCGTTCGTCGAGCCGACCGGGTCACCGGCGACGTGCTGGACCTGCTCGATCAGGTACTCGTGAGAGCCCTTGGCGTAGCGCTCACGCTCGGTCGTGTCCAGATAGACGTAGTTGGCCCAGACGGCCGGCGGGTTCGAGCCGAAGTAGCTGCTGTAGTTGGAGGCCAGGGTGAAATCGATGCGAACCTCGTGGTACTGAAGGGCGATCAGAGGCAGGTACAGGCCCGGGTTGCGATTGAAGAAGAACAGCAGGGGCAGATAGACCAGGGCCGTCGACGTCTGGCCCACGTTGTTCGGCGCCGCCATGGAGGTCAGCTTGCCGTAGTTCACCTTCTTGGTCTCGTTCATGAACACCTCGGCGTACAGACGGAACCACTGCTGGTAATGGCGGTCAATGGACTGGCCGCCGATGAAGAGCTCGACGGTGTTGAAGGCGCGCTCGGCTATCCAGCACGTGTCGATGCCGGTGTTGTTGGTCGTCAGCTGGGATGCCGATGTGTTGATCGGGGTCAGGGCGACGAACATGTCACCGACCAGGTCGCCCGTGCGAGCCAGGGTCACGGACACGAGGCTGCCGTTACCGATGGCACCAGAGACCGTCTGCTGGGAAGTCTCCATGGCGAAGTTGGTGTGGCGCTTGTAGACCGACTGGAAAAAGGTCACCTTGGGCTGACCCGTCAGGTAGGCGTCCTGCGCGCCGTAAGCGACGAGTTGCATAAGACCGCCACCAGGCATTTTAATATAGGGTGCGAAAAAGTTCCAGCTCGAAAATATCCAGACGTAGTACAGATGTCGCGCCCTACCCGCCCGCCACCCAAGATTGTACCTGAGGAGGAGCCCGAGGAGGACGAGGAGGAGATGGACGAGGACGAGGACGGATTTGACATGGAGGACGGCGTCGACATATTCGATGCTCTCGGCGGCCTGCTCGCGACCGAGGACGGTGAGACGGTCGCGACGATCCTCGTCAGCCTGAAGGATGCGACTGAGAAGATCGCGACCAGTTTCGATATGCAGAACAAAATTCTCCTTAAAATCCTGTCCGAGATGAAGAACTCGAAGTGTGCGTGCCCGCAGCCCGCACCGGCTCCTCAGCACATAGCCGCCCCCGCTTAAAAAAATCAAACGCTCTTTTAGTAATGGCAACCAAAGTCCACACAAAGGAGAAGAAGGCGCCGGCCCCTGACGGCAGCGTCTACCAGAAGGAAATCAACACTTGGACCCTAGTTGATATAGAAAATCGCCTCCTTGCATGTGAACGTAATCTGCATCTTGACGTTCAAGGAAGTGGTGACCGCCGAAGCGAAATTCACAAAATTTTGGCACAGAAATGGCTCCCGGCAAGTCCTCATCGGGACCCTCAGGGCATGCCGTTTGACATCGATCGTGAAGATCTTGACCGCATGCTCGTGAATCAGCGAATCACGATCAACATCGCAGGGTACATGCTGGCCCGGGCCGAGGCTCTCGATGTTCTTAACCACGAGACGACCGACCTCAACGGTGATGTCATGAGCCTCGAGCGCCGGATCAAGCGCTTCAAGAAGATCTACAAGCAGATCGTCGAAAAGTTCATCACGAACGACACGGAGTACCGCATTTTCAATCAGCCTCTGGCCGAGAATCCCGAGGTCGATTTCGATCTCGAGAAGGACGCGAGCGCGTACCAGAAACTTCTGGTCCACCTGCTGACCCAGGGGTACCGCCAGGGATTCCGTCGGTACCGCGATCAGTGCTGCAAGGAGATTGCATCGGGTCGTTTCATGACGCGCGCCTGGAAGACGGTCAAGGAGATCAAGGAGTTTGTCTATGACGAGACCCAGAAGGAGGACAACCCTGAGATGTGGATGAATCTGACGAACCGCGGGAACATGGCCTCGGACGTCGTCAAGCACTTGTCGAACTGCAAGGATATTCAGTTTCCCGAGATCAAGAAGGATCGGCACGTCTGGTCGTTTTCGAACGGCCTACTGGATGCTCGCCCGTCCGAGGTGACGATCAGCAACTCATTCAAGTTTTACAATTATGGAGCGGCCGAGTTCAATGAGCTCGACCCGTCGCTCGTCTCGTGCAAGTATTTCGATCAGGAATTCGACCCTTACGGGGACATCGCAGACTGGTACAACATTCCGACGCCTCACATGCAGAGCGTTCTGGATTACCAGCGATTCGAAGAGGATGTCTGTCGCTGGACGTATGTTTTCATGGGCCGTCTTTGCTTCGACGTGAACGAGATGGACGGTTGGCAGGTGATCCCGTTCTTGAAGGGTATCGCCCGATCGGGCAAGTCGACGCTGATCACCAAGGTTGCCCGCAAGTTTTACGAGTGCGAGGACGTCTCGACGCTTTCGAACAATATCGAGAAGAAATTCGGCCTCTCGAGCATCTACAAGGGGTTCATGTTCATCAGCCCCGAGATCAAGGGCGATCTGGCTCTCGAGCAGGCTGAGTTTCAGTCGCTCGTGTCCGGTGAGGACGTGTCGATCGCACGCAAGAATGAGACGGCCCTGAGCTTCCAGTGGAAGACGCCGGGAATTCTGGGCGGAAATGAGGTGCCGAACTGGAAGGACAACTCCGGGTCGGTCTTGCGCCGTCTGGCGACCTGGAACTTTGGCCGGCAAATTGCGGAGGACAAGGCTGATCCGCACCTGGACGACAAGCTCGACACGGAGCTCCCGGCGATCCTCTGCAAGTGTCTGCGGGCCTACATCGATTACGCCGCCAAGTACTCGGACAAGGATATCTGGAACGTTCTGCCAAAGTACTTCAAGATGATCCAGAACCAGGTCGCGATGGTGACAAACTCGCTCCAGCACTTTCTGTGCTCGGCCAAGTTCAGGTTTGGCAACGAGCTGTTCGTGCCCCAAACGGTCTTCGTCGCTCAGTTCAACCAGCACTGCCGCGAGAACAACCTAGGCACATTCAAGTTCCATCCGGACTTTTACGCCGGCCCGTTCAGTGCGCGCGATCTCGAGGTCCGCGTCGAGTCGAAGATTTACAACGGTACCGCGTACTCTACACAACCATTCATCTACGGCTTGGATTTCAAGAATGACGAAAATTAAAATGTGCCCCATTCAATAATGGACGCGGCACAGGCTGCGCGAATCGCCAAGTTCCAAAAACTTTGGCGATCCAAGCGCGTTTTCATCAACTCACAAGGGAGTTGGAAGGTTTCGCCATCGGCCCTGACGACCAAGATTGCCACCTTTAAATTACCGACGAACTTCCGGTCCGTGTTCGAGTCGGCCCCCAAGGGGTTCTCGGAAGTCCTAGGGTACAAGACGACGTTCAAGAAGCCGGTCGTCCGGTGGGACAATGGTCGGTGGATCGGAGATTCCGAAGGCGTCTCCAAGGTGATCGCCAAGCGCGGCCAACAGACGATCGTCCTCACGGACAAGTACTTTGACGTCATGGGCCTCGGGAACTACGAGGAGGCTCTCTTGGCGATCGTCCGGAACGGCTGGGCACCCAAGCTTCTCCTGCGAGCCCATCCGACCTACAAAAAGATTGACGGCATTTTCTACGTCAACGTCGAGATTGACCTCGATGGACTTGCGGGTGAACTGCGGTCCCTGCCGGAGACGATGCGCGACGAGATAAAGAAGTACGATGCGGTCGTTGGATTCGGCGTCCCGGCCGTCGTCCTGAAACTCAAGAGCCCCAAATGGACCTACCAGTTCTTTAAGAACGGGACGGTCCTCTTTACGGGCATCAAGGACCCTTCGGAGCGCGACGAGCCCCGCAAGCTTTTCAAGGAGTTTTTCACTCCTAAATACGACCTCACGGCCATGCTGGCCCTGAACCTCGGCAAGAATCGCGCGATCGGCAAGCCTGCCAAGGGTGGGAACGCCGCGGCCAAGAAGGCCAAGCTGGCGAACCGGTACCCATTGGCGAGATCCTGGAACGCGACGCGGCCGGGTTTCTACGTGCGACCCGGGACGAACGGCAAGCCGCGCTTTTACAAGTGGCGCAAGATGGAACGGGAGCCTCAGACCGGTGAGTGGCTCAATCGCGGCGCCATGGGTCTGGGAAAGAAGAACGCTGTCGTAGTCGCCAAGGCGTACGAAAAGGCGGGCGTCCCCATACCGGCCGCGACGCGCAACGTCTTCAGTCGGCTTGGGTTCCCGCTCGAGGCGCCGCGGAGCGCTTCGGTCGCGGCCGGTCCCAAGAATCGCCGCGCACCGTCGTGGAACGCCATGAAGCCTGGATTCTACGTGCGGCCTGGTCCGGGGAAGCAGCCGTACTGGTTCAAGGTCCCGGAGGGCCTAGCCGCCGGGCGCAAGACGGTGATAAAGACGTACACCGAGGCGGGTCGCAACATCCCCGCGGCCGTTCGCAACATCTTCAAGATCCCGGCGAACGTCAAGACGAACGTCATGGCCCTCGGCAACAACACGTTCAAGCCCGGACTTCAGCACGTCGTGAAGATGGGTCTGAACCGCGTCCTTCGCATCAACAACCGGCAGGCGACGCGCTTGACCAAGGCTGAGCTCTTGGCCATCGCGCGCAACATGAACATACCAGAGGCGAACACCAAGATGAACCCGGCGCGCCTCATTGGCCTCATCCAGGAAAAGGCGGGCGTCACGAACAAGCTCAACCGGTCCTACGACGTGGTCGTCGATGGCATGTTTTACAAGTTCGGAAACGACGGTCGCGTCACCCGTACGACGAGTGAGGGCGTCCAGACCCAAAGAGCATGGGCCACCATCCCGGTCGCGGAACAGAACAAGATCGCCAAGAAGCTTTTGCCGGCCAATAATCACGCCGAATATAACGCGATCGCCAAGGCGAACCGATTCAACACCCTCCGGGCTTTCGTGGAGGGCAAGCGTCCAGCGCCGAGCCCCACGCGGACAAAGACGCCGAGCCCCAAGCGGGCCCCGAGCTCGGCCGGTTCGAACAGCAACAACAACGCCATGGCGCGTGAGTTTGAGTACGGCCTGCGCCTCTCCCAGAATCTGGGTAATCTTTATCGGAACGGCAACGAACACACGTTCCTTGGTATTTATGGTAAATTGCCCGTGGGTGCCCGTGGCAAGGCACTCAAGGCCAACGTCAATAAGGCCTACAAGAAGTTCGTGAAGGAGACGAGGGGGCTGCGTGCGAACGAGCCGGCCAAGGCCCGGTACGTGAGCCGCATCCAGGTCCCGAACTGGATGCCGGCAAACAAGGTCCAGCGCTACAAGAACCTGGTGACGAACCTGGCCTTCCAGAAACCCAAACCCAAGGTGGCGAATATGAAGGAGGCTATCCGCACATGGATAAACCGTGAAGCGCCCACGAGCCCCGCTCGCGCCGCGCGCGACGTCGAAAACGCCATCACCGGTGAGCGCCGCCACATTCCCGCCTACGTCCCCGAGCGCCGCCAGACGCCCAACATCCCCAAACGCACCCCGCCCCCCAAGAAGAGCCCGAAGGCGGATCCACTCAAGAAGGAATGGGCCCTGCCGCGTAACCGCACTGGACTTGCTAATTTAAATAACGCTTTCGTGAACCTCGGCCTGCCGACCGGGCCGAACAATACATACACGTGGGCCGGTCTCGAGCGCGCAGGCATTGACAAAAAGTTCAAGAAGGTCTGGCTCGAGAAGGTCGCCAAGGCCTAGACGCACTTCATGAGATCGAACACCTTGTGAAGGAGGTTGAACGTATCCTTCTCTCCCTCGAGTGCCTTGGGGTCGATAATCTCCATCTCAATCTGGTACGTCGTGTCCTCGTCCGAATCCTTGTCATCGGGCGTCCCCTTTACGATCGTCATATCGATCGAAAGATTTTTGCGAACAAACGACCAACGCTCCTTGGTCGTTTGCTTGGTACTGGTCTCTTCGCCATCGTACTCGAACGGCTCCTCGGTCGAGACGCCCAGGCGCACGTCGAACGGCACATCGTCCAGACTGAAATCGTCCACATTGACGCGCTTCTTGATCTGACCGACCTGCTCGTCCGTCGCCTCGTCGACCGAAAGGCGCTTATCGCCCGCGAAGTAGTAAATCGTCGAGTTGGTGTGCTTCGTGCTCTCCCAGGCCTGGTACTTCATCAGGGCTCGGAAAGCCTTCTCGAAGGACTCGCGGCCGACGTTCGTGTCGAAGCCCTTGCCAGCCTTGCGGCCGAAACGGATCTCAATCTCCGTATTCGGGTCCGACTTAAACTTGGAGATGATCGGGGCCCACTTCTCAAACAGAGGACGGCTCATCGGAGCAGAGTTGGATGCGATTTCCATTTATAGAATTAACGTGCTTTGTCTCTAAGATGAGAGGGCTCCACAACCTCGGGAACTCGTGCTTTTTCAATACTGCAGTTCAGGCCCTGGCACACGTCCCGCCGCTCACAAAACACTTTTTCGCGACCGACCTCTCGACGTGCCCGTGTGACGTCACCAGAGAGTACCAAAAGGTTGTCAAGCAATTGTTTTTAAAAGACCGGTCGGACCCCGTGAGTCCGAGCGACTTGCTCGGGGCTTTTCGCGTCCGGTACCCCGACTTTGCGAACATGAACCAACACGACGCGCAGGAGGTCGTCCTGCTCCTCATCGACACGTTCGAGACTTCGCTCGGCAAAGAATTCGTGACGGACATTTTCAATGGAGAGGATGGCCAGGCGACGGAATGGGACGGAGGCCTCTCGATCGTCCGGAACCCCTTTACGTCCTTGATTCTGGACGTGAAGGAACCCTGTCGGCTCAAAGATCTGATCGAAGAACGGTCCGAACCAATTTCGATCGAAAATTACACTGATGACTCGGGGAATACGCACCCGACCGCGATCGTCCGGCGGGTCGTCACACAATGGCCCAAGATTATATGCTTTTCGTTTTCGATGTACGACTATAAATTTCCTATTGAAATTCCTTTAGAGTTTGAGGGACGCAAACTGTTCGCATGTGTGCTCCATATGGGAGTTCGTAACGGGGGACACTACGCGCTGCTTGTGAGACGATACGACAAATGGTACATTAAGGATGATGAATCGGTGCGTGAAATTCCAGGTATTGTCAATCTCCGGGGTGAATTCTATATGGCCTTTTACAGGCCTATGAATTCACTAAGCTGAATATTCTCACGAATATTCACTATGGTCCTAAAATATGTGCGGCGGTTGTTCGCGTGCGTCTTGTCCGTCCGGACCTTCTCGATCATCCACCCGTTGTCTCCATAGCCACATTCGACGATAGTGCCCTCCGCTAGGTGCGAGGGGTTGCGGTTCAACTCGGCCTCTTTGTACGGGACTCCCCGATCCTGTACGAAAAGTTCGAACCCTTTCCGCAACTCAAAGTCGATCGTGATCCGCTCGCGCGGCTTCCACTTGAACATGGTCTCGTGGGTCCCCATACGGATGGGTTCATTCACGGGTGTGAAGACCAAACCGTCCGTCTCGTACTCGAATGAATTTAGATCAGGAAAGGACCTGAAGTCTTTCAGGTCCTCCATGACCTTGACCCGGACCTCGAAGGGGGCTGTCGCAGTCTTGATGATGGCCTTGACGACCGACCGGGCCTTCTCAAGTCTTAATTTCAAATCAAAATTACTCAAGTCTTCCCCTCTGACCATCACAGCATCATGAACCACAAACTGGACCCGTCCATTTTTCAATTTTACAAGTTCGCCATCGAGTAGAGTGTCCTTGGGTATGCGAATCTTGACGGGCTCGGTGTGAAATGCCCGATTCACAAGGAACACGCCCGATTCGCAACTGATGAGAAAGTGCCGTGTACCGTCCGTCTTTTCACAGACGACGTATGGCTGCTTTTTCAACAAAGGGAAATGCCTCCGCTCGATAGAGACTGGTTGAGGTCCCGGAAATCTCGCAGGGTCGGCCGAGTGCCAGACTTTTGCGATAAATTCCCTAGGATCCATTTTTAGATACAAATTCAAAGACTCAAACCTCTAAGGCGCCAAGTTGACGCCCGAGGCCTCGAGGATATTTCCAAAACATTCATGGACGTAGTGGCACACGACGATTGCCTCGGACGCGACACCAATTTTAATCCCCATGGATGCGAGGGCCCCAAACATCTCACCGGCGCCGTCGAGTGGGAGCTTGATCGGCACCTTTCCACCCCGGAGCTTCTTGTCGACCGGCTTGGCGTCCATGACCCATACGCGCGCCTCTGTCTTGGCGCACTCGTACACACCCTCACTGAGCTTCTTACCGACCTCGGTGTCAAAGTTGAGGCCTCGCTGGTGCGGGCTCTCTTTGGAGCCCTCCTTGGTCTTCTTCTCGAACTGGGCCCAGTCGATACCCTCGCGGACCGACGGGAACACGAGAACCTGGACGCCCTTCTCGAACGGGTCGACGACCTTCGTCAGGATTTCGTTATTCAAATTCGTGCCGTAGTCCATGAAGAAAATGCGCTCGCCCGTCTTGATGAGCTTAGGCAGAGTCGACTTGTTGTCGAGAAAGTGAATCTCTAGGTGCGTACCGCGCATCATACACAGCATGTGGATATTCATCATAGTGTGTAGGGTCGTCGCGCTGATTGATTTGTTACGGGTCATGGCGACCACGTGTAGGACGGTCATTAATTACAAATTGTTTCTAAGCCTTAAGCCGCTCTTCCAAAGAGCCCTGGAATCGGATATTACCGACATGGCCCAGGACCGTCATGACGTCCGCGAAGATCTGACCGCCCATCTGCTGCCAGCGGCGACAGAACGCATAGTCCTCGGAAAGGTACCGGCGAGAGACCGGATCGATCATACAATCAAAAACGGCCACGTACTCATCCAGGTCCTTGTTCTGGTGGTCGTTGACGCAGTTGAGCTCGGGGTACTTGGCGTGCATCTTGGTGAACACGTCGCGCTTAATCAGCAAAAAGCCGGTCGGGCCGTCGAGCACCTCGGCGAACCCATCCTTGACGGGCGTGTTGGCGAACTTGAAGTTCATGACGAGCGACGACGCGACGCGGGCCGGGTCGCGACCAGTCTGGCCGGCCTTGTGGTACGCGTCGACCGCGTCCCACATCACGCACTTCTTGGGATAAGCCGCGCATGAAACCTCGTGCCCCGACTTGAGAAGGCGGATCACCGACTCGGGGTCAAAGTGAATGTCGGCGTCGATAAACAGAAAATGAGTCGCCTGAGGGCACTTTTGATAGAAGCGTGCGACGGCCAGGTTGCGTGCCCGGTGGACGAGCGACTCGTTCTCGGTCGTGTCGAGCATCATCTGGATGCCATTCGCGGCGCACGTACGCTGGAGACGAAGCATAGACTCGGCATAGGCCTGGAGACAAACGCCTCCGTAACACGGCGTGCTTACGAAGAGTATGATCGGGGTCGACATTACAAAATAGTATCACGAGTTCCTTAACTGATTCTTGATAATCGCTTCGATCTTCCCCAGAGTCGGGACGGAAACATCGCACACGCGGCAGAGTTCAGCCTTGTTCGGCGCAAAGCCCGCGTCTGAGAGCGCGATGTACATGACCGAGCACACGACCGCCTTGGGCGTCCGCCCCATGAGCTCGACGCACTCCTCCAACTGCTTGCATATTTTGCGTATCCGCATACACACCTTGCCTCTTTGATCGTCGGGCACACACGTGACGTCCTTGAAGAAACGCGCGACGAGATCAGACGGGTTCGTCACGTGGACCTGCGACTCTGGCACCTGCTCCTGGTAAATCTCAAACGTCCGAGATATGTCCCGGGCCGGGATTCCGAACGCCTCGGCAATCTCGCGCGTCGTCCGCGGCACATTGAACTCGCGGCAAGCCTGGAAGATGCAGTTCGCCTTGATCCCGTTCCGGACAGCGCCGCGCGTCAGGACGGCCTCGTTGAAAGCCTTGTACTTGATTTTTACCTGATACATTACGGCATCAGGCAAACTGAGAATCTGCTTGCCGACGCGATCCAGGTCGGCGTACGCATGAAAAAGCGCCCTGTCTCGGTGATTCATCATCGAGTGGAAGTTGATGCGGGCCAGGCGCTTCTGGGCGTACGAGGCGCTCCTTTGCACGTTCATGATGGTCCCCTGCCCCCAGGCCGCCGAGAAGTGATCCGTGTTGACGGGGGCGCCGACGCGCGACTGATCCACGCCGTCCTCGCATCCAGAGCGCCACTCGGCCTCTTCACAGACGTACTCTACGTCGCACGCTCCGCACTCCGTGCAGGTCGGAAGGTCGTCATAGACGCCGTATGATTTGATGCCACCGCACAGGCCACAAAATATCTCAGAATCGGCTATCCGCTTGGGTTCAGGCTCAGCCTCCTTCCGAAGGGAATCAAATGCAAGCCAGGCCTGTTCGATTTCCATTGGAAATTCAATGGGGGTGCGCCATCCTGGGCCATAGAAAACCTGTTTTTTTAGTAATGAGCTCCCCTCCAGTCGTGGATCACATCAAGCGCGCTACCATCGAGGACATCAAGTCCAAGTCCCTCTTTAACCTTTTCAACATCGTGGCCGTCGTAGCCATCCTCGTCATCGGCTACTTCCTGTACAAGAAGTTCAACGAGAAGTTCCAGAAGGGCGCCATCAAGTTCCCTTCCATGGAGCCCAAGGCGGCCCCCTCAAACATCGAGGCCGTCTCGGCGCCCGTGATCGTCGAGGAGGAAGAGGTCGAGGACTCCAAGGAGGAGTAGGGTCAGTCCCGAAGGGACTGCGGCCCCAAAGGATCACGAGTCCTTCGGACTCGGTCTCAAGACCAAATCCCATCCACGACCCGCCAATCCAGACACTTGGCCGCGTCCATGTAAACATCCCGCTTGAGTAGCTTCTTCAGGTCCCGCTCGGGAATTTTGGTTTCGCGTGTATAAATATCCTTAAATCGCTGCATAAATTGTTCGAGATTTTCCATCTGGTCCTTGAAATCCTCGAACTTTCCCCAAGTCCCGTCCATATTCAATTGATGAATCATTATGTACGAATTCTCGGTCATGTGCCGGGTCCGCCCGCCCAGAAGCAGAAACGTCGCGGCCGACGAACAGACGCCGTCGGCGATCGTACGAACCTTGCAGCGACGAATGGACCGAATGCAATCCATACCACTCAGACCCGAGTGGAGATCCCCCCCGTCCGACCGGATCCAGATCCGAATCTCGGGGCGTGACTTGATGCCGAGGTCGATGTATTTGTGGAGTAATTCAGTCTCCAATTTCTTGAGTTTCATGTTGAGCTCCAAAATTGTTGTCTCGTCTACGTCACAGTGAAAGTAGATATCCGAGCCCTGCACCTTCACAAAAGACTCTTCGGCCTCGACGTGGCACTGACACTCGTTCATTTTTCCTACCAATTAACAGCGTCAGGCCTCTAAGCCGTAAATGGCCGCGTCTCTCCTCAAGTCCATCGGCGAGTCCCAGTTGGCAATTCAGCGCGCCAAGTCGACGTGGGGCTTGGCGCCGTTCACAGCCATGGACGAACTCAAGCCGGACTATTCCGGCAAGGTCGGCGAGCGCCTTCTGGCCGAGGTGTGCCGAGTCACTGGCATCGACCACGTCTTCGTGGACGATGACAAGAACTCAAAGGATGGTACGTACGATATCATAATCCTCGGCAAAAAGATCGAGGTCAAGACGGCCCGACTCGGCGTCCAGGGCGGCTTTCAGCACGAGAACCTGCGGGACGCCGGGTGCGATTTCCACGTGTTCGTCGACGTCAAGCCTGCCGAGTTCTACGTGACCGTCATCCCTAAATTTGATATGAAAATCAAGCACCCGGTCCTTGGACGCAAGCCGCACCTCCGCAAGGGGACGAGCGACGTCTACAAGTTTGACTTTGGTGAGGCGAATCTTCTCAAGGCTGTCAGTAACGGCATGACCCTCAAGGTCGCTCCCGATACCTCCGTCGAGATGATCGGCGAGTTCATCATTCGGCAAATTGGTCGTGAATGATCGAGGTCCTCAGGTTCAAGGCGGAGTTGGTCGACAAGAAACTCACATTGGCCCAGTCGATAGACCTGGCGCGTGTAATGAATTCGGCTTTGCCAGTACCGAACACGAGTCCGTATCCCTTGCGTCCCGGAAGCTCCTCGAACGTGTCATAGACCCGCATCGCGTCCCTCCCAAAGCACGTCGACGGCAGGTACACATCGCACGCCTCGAGCATCCCCTTGTTTCGCGTCGTAGACCCCGTCCCCCCATCCGAAAGCGAGTAGACGCGCACGAGCGAGTTCACCTGCGGCTTGAGTTCGAATTTAGCGTCGGCTGTGTGCCGCGACCAAATCTGAAACACGCCGTTTATCTTGATCTTTTTGTCATCCGGTGTGTAGAACATGGCACTCAGAGACTCCGAGTGAATCAGGTTGAGCCCTTTGACGCGTTTCCGAGGCGATCCTTTCCCGTCGCTCTCGAAAAGTTGAGGAAGAATAAAGCATACATAATCGGCAAACTCGGCCGCACGATTCATGAACGCGAGGGCTAGGTGGCCCCGCAGACCGAATGGCGGGTTCCCAAACACGATGTACCTATGGCCTTCTGCCGGCCGCCACGTCAGAAAGTCCTGTTCGGTCACGTCCACGTGTCGAGGCTCGATGTCGAGCGCGATCGTCCCGGCCGGAAGAACCTTCAGAAAACTGCCGCCACCGGCCGAGGGCTCTATGAACTGGTACCCAGTGAGATCCTCTTTCACGACCCGTCGGAACGCTTCCCAGCAGTGCAGTGCAATGTCATCGGGCGTGAAGAATTGATCCTTGTCCTTGTGTGAAAACGCACCGTAATCGATCGGCCGCTCGAGCATCTTGAGAAGATCAAAAAGGTACTGTCCGGGCACGCCGCCGAGTTCGACCCACCGTTTCACCGTGCCCGGTGACAGATTGAGCTTTTCGGCTACATGACGTGTTCCGTATCTTTTTAGAACTTCCTCGAGTTCGTCCATACTTAATTATTGTAGGCTTTTCTTTAGTTCGGCCAAATTTTTAGCCTTCATTTTTTTGAGCGGGCTCAGATGGTTCAGGGTGTCTATGTCTTGGGGCACGAGACCATACTCCTTGAGCGGACCGGCGTCACCCCTCTCGGCGTACTCGCGCAGCTGATGCAGTTCATCGAGCGTGAGCCGCTTGCCGGGAAGACGGCGCGACATGGCCTGGATCCTTTTGGCCCTCATGCACGCGTTTTGGTACTTGGTCCAGGTCGATCCCGGACGAAGTGGAGGTTTGAGCGAGTGGCCTATTTCCATCGCCGGCATGATGCATCCGAAAATCGTGTAGCACGAGAAAAGACCCCAGTCGCCCGCATAGACCCGAGACTCGAACACGTCAGCCTCACTGAATATAGCGGCCGTCTTGGCATAATCACAATTTTTTGCATCGACATAATTTTCATGTAAAATTGAAGAAATATTTCCAGGTTCCTGTATCGGATCGCCCAGGTGATCGACCGGACGGACGTTCGAGTACATGGACACCAGACTGGTCACGAAATCCCGAGGACCCATGAAGTCATCCTGGGCGTCACCTTTGAAATTTAAACTACGAATTGCAAACCTAAGATCTCCCCTGGACCGGATCAAATTTTCATCGGTAATTCCCGGGGCTATCCGACGGATGGTCTCTTGGTCAGGTACAGGAAAGTCATAGGTCTTAATTTCAAATTGAAATTTAACAGGGACTTGTGAAATCACACAAAATATTCCATTGGTCGGGGGTTTTGTAATGTCATTCAGACCGACCAGATCTGAAATTGTCTCGTACTCGTCGAGTATTATGTGAGTAGAGGTTCCTTCAATTTTGAGGAGAAATTCAACAGTCGACTGTCGACTCCGGAGAATTTCAGCCGTCAATTCAACATGGGGTTGGAAAGCCTTGTGGGCCGCCCAGGTCTTGCCTATGCCCGACCGGCCCAGGAGGCACACTGCCGGCCCGAGCTTTGTAAACTCGTACTCGCTTTTTTGTACGGGTCTGTTAAAGTAACGATCCATGGCGAATAGTGAAATAGATCAGGACGAAGAGTCCCTTACGAAGCAGGTGCTAAATATGCTGTTGGAAAACAACGCAATTCGGGACACTGCGTTCCCTTACCTTACAGGGTATCTTGTTTTTAACATCATCATCCTGGTCTTATTGATTTATATCTCAGTAAGAATTAGCCTGCGATGAGCGACTCGGTGAAACTCGTGCGTTCGCCGAACGCGGTTCACAAATTCATGGCGGTGTTCCCAGACGGCAAGAAGGTGCGGTTCGGTCTAAAGGGGTACTCAGATTACACAATTCATAAGAATGCGGAGCGGATGCGGCGTTATCTGACGCGGCATCGGAAGCGCGAAAATTGGGGCCGGTCCGGAAGGTACTCGGCCGGTTTCTGGTCCCGGTGGATTCTCTGGTCAAAGCCTAGCCTGGATGCGGCAATCGCTCAGACGAGCAAGGTGCTCGGTCGGCGCATCAGAATGGGCTGATCTTAGGGGCTGAGTTCACGCGCTGCACAAGAGCGCTGTGAGCTTTATTGGCGGCGTTACGCATTTGCTTGATCGCCGCGTTGGTGGCGGGACCGTTCCCTAGCCGCCCTCTGATCTCGTTCTCGGCACGCTTTATACCGGCGTTTTTCATCTGATTCATTTTCGCGACGGCGATTTTCTTCGCCTGATTCTGGGCCCGGTTCGCCATGGCGCGCGCCTGATTGAGCGCGATCTTCTTGGCGCGATTTACCGCGGCGGCTTGCATTTTCTTGGCTAACATTCCAGCGACCATAGACGACATTTATATTTAAACACTTTTAAATTTGACCGTTGGCAGATGGCATGGATTGGGGAGATGGGAGGTTCGTCGTCGAATTAGCCGCGGGCTTCATGCTGGGGTGCGATTTTTTCCACGCGAAAAGGCCCATAGCGGCTGGAAGCATTTATACTCATTACACACATTAAATATTCGAGGCCTGTTGGGAGACCGTCGCGCTCAACTCACGGAACGCCTCGGGCGTGCGGGTGACGTCGTAGTGGAGCGTGGCGCACGGCGCGATCCCCATCGAGCCAGCCTCGGCGAACGCATCCTGGTTCGCGCCGAGGTACATGAACGTCCAGCCATCCTTGGTCTTCTGCTCGATCAGGTCCTTGATGTGCGCCTTGGTGTACTTGTGGCTGCTGTTCTCGGCGCCGTCCGTCTGGATGATGAAGACGACGCCCGTCTTGGCCTCGTGCGTCTTGATGGTCCGGCCGATCGCGTCCATGAGCGCCGTCGAGCCGCGCGGCTGAAACGTATCGGGCGTCAGTGGTGCCACGTCACCCAGGGGCGTATCCTCGAAGACGTTATTAATTTCATGATCGAATTGAACGAGGGTCAACTTGCCCCCGAGAGTCTTTTGGTCCGACACGAAGGCGTTGAATCCGCCGATCGTGTCGACCCGGCACGTCTCCATAGAGCCCGAGCGGTCAAGGAGGAAGATGAGAGTGCGGTCCATTCTTACTTTTGTTTGGTCTGACTGGCTTTAACCCGACGTACGCGCTTTGGTTTGTTTACTGATCTGAGGCGATGTGACTCTGGCGTGCGCACGACATTTTTTTGGCTCGACTCGAGAAGCAATTTCATCCATCGAGGCATCTTATTATTCCCGTACCCCTTTGGGCCATACTTTGGAGAGTTCGTCATAGTCGTAACTTTACTTGCGAATTCTTTTTGGCCGGATGGCAAGAGGTGCTGACGTGTCCGTCGCCTTGAGCCCGTACAGAGACTTGCCGTTGTGACGCACCACGTACACACCCTTGAGGGTCAAGAAAAACTGACGGCCCTTTTTATTGTGATACTTGGTCGGCATTCTCTTTGGAACGCCGACACGTTTCATGAGAAGCTGGCGCCTCGTCGGCACCGCCTTGGTGGCTATATTGAAAAGGCGAGCGCGGGTACCACCCAACAGCAAGTTTGCCCGTCGGACCATCTTACTAGATAGAAATAAAATCCTCAGGACAAGTACCACTTGATGGTCGGCTCTGGGGTCCTTACCGACCCCTCGGACTCCACGAAAGAACAAGATTCTTTCTACGTCCTAAACCTCTCCAAACTCAAGCATGTGTATGCCGAGTGGACCGAGGCTCTTCCCCACGTCCAGCCTTATTACGCAGTCAAATGCAATCCGGAACCCCGAATTGTCGAAACCCTAGCCAAGATGGGCTCGAATTTTGATTGTGCTAGTCAGGCTGAGATCGAACAGGTACTTGACCTGGGGGTTGAGCCAGAGCGAATTCTATATGCAAATCCATGCAAACGTGTCGAGGAAATTTTGTTTGCAAAATCAAGAAAAGTATTGCGGACCACGTTTGACAGCGTGTGCGAGCTCAAAAAGATGGCGCGCGTGGGCTGGAGCCCGGGGCTCCTTTTGAGGATTCGGGCCGACGATCCGTCGGCCAGGTGCAATCTCGGCGTCAAGTACGGCGCCGAGGAGCACGAGTGGGATTTGCTTTTGTTTACGGCCAGGACGCTCGGCTTCGATGTCATAGGGATTTCCTTCCACGTCGGGTCGTTCGCGTCGAGCACCGGCGTCTTTGAAGGCGCGGTCGACAAGGCCACGAGGGCCCTGGAACTGGCTCGCGAACACGGGTATTCCCCGCACATTATAGATATCGGTGGCGGATTCTCATCCGTTCATGGATTGCCTAAGACTATCAGTGCGCCAGAGGGCATTGAACTGATCGCCGAACCCGGCCGGTTTTTCGTCGAGCGTGTCATGGAATTACACACTCCCGTCATCGGCACAAAAGGTTCTGGTCTCACGATCAGCGAGAGCCTCTATGGTGCGTTCAACTGCATCCTGTTCGATCACGCCCAACCCCAAGTCAAGGAGGTTCGTGACGCGGACGGGAACCGTCTGGAGGGACCGGCCGTGGCCCGGACCATCTTCGGATCAACCTGTGACGGTGGTGACGTCATTTACAAAGAGTACAATTTGCCAGAGGGGACCGATGAGGGGGCCTGGCTCGTGTGGGATAATATGGGCGCGTACACGTGCGCGGCCACGACGCGGTTCAACGGGATCCCATTCAACGAACGTCACATAAAGTGCATAGACGTGTAATATACAATGGAAACTGAAGATCTAAAGGGTCTTGTAATTTTCACGGGAATTGTAGCGATGTATACGTTCGTGCTCTTGGGGTGTATGGAGAGACGGCTCAGGAAAATCGCACAGGTTCTCGATGACGCCAAGTACGTAAATTAAGGCTTCGGAGCCCGTAAAAAGTAACTAAAAATGATCTACGTCATCCGTGACGTCGAGTACGATTGCAATTTGGTCTACGTCGAGACGCGCGAAGAGGCGATCACGATTTGCGCCGAGATGCCGGGCGTCTTCACATGGGAGCCTCTCAATTTATATAGAGCCGAGGACGATATGTAAAGTAATGGATGAAAAAATGAAATGGGACACGGTCGTCAATGACCGTGCGTTTCGACGAAAATTCACAGGCTGTAAAGGCGATTACGACATTTCAAAGTGTCGAAGAATCGTACATCCGAAAGGGACATTATACATGCCCATCTCGGATGACGAGGGTCATTTCATGGCGTACGAGTTCATAGGGTCGGGCGTCATACGCGTTTTCGATCCGGCGCACCCGAAAAGCCAATACAGTGGTCATCTAGACCGCGCCCACATTTCAAAATTATCCGGACGCCGAGTCGTGGTGTGCAAGGACCATCCTCAATGGCACGAAGAGGATACGTTCTGTGCAACGTGGACACTTGCATGGCTTCGGCCCGATATGCGTCACCTCACCCAAAAATCCGATAATAGTGTCCAGAAGCAAAACCTTCCGGTCGCGCTTATGTCTGGGTAATTAATTTGTACTTCAAGTGTAATGGTTGACATCAAGAAAATCCCCGACAAGCTCACGGATGCTGAGAAGAAGAAGATCAAGCAGGAGAACAAGGCGAAGGCTAACCCTGCGCTGGCGGCGGCCAACAAAGCTAGCGCAGACGCCAAACGTGAGCGCCGCAAAGAGTCCGGTTCTACAAAGGCATTTGCTTAAAGCATATAAACCCCTAAAACCTATATGGAAAAGGCTCTCGTACAATATTGCATAGGCGCATATACTTACGGAACGATGAGAACCATCGCCTACGCACCCCCTCTTAAAAAGGATGAGTACGTGACCGAACGTGTTGGATGCATATTGGTTCATACACTTTCATCACCATTTATGGCTCCAGGGTATCTTTTCAAAGATATCAGGAACTTTGAACACGTCGTGCGCAAGATGCCCGGACCCATCGACCGGAGTCCATGGACTTAGAGACGACGACCTCTTGAATCACAAGTAAAAAATGAGTTCGGGAAGCAAATGGACTCCTGATATCATCCAGAGACTAATGAACCTAAAATCAAATGGTATGTCTATACCGGAAATCGCAAATGAACTTGGACGGAGTAAATGGGCCGTAGAAGTTCAGGTGCTTAAAATTAACTCGCGAAAATATGAGTATATGGAGCGTCTTACAAAAGTCAACGAAGCCCTGAAGTATGCAGCAGGCATTCCCCAAAACAAATGGGACTACGGGAAGTATCGGGAAATGTATGAGAATAACCTGAAAGAGGCACAAAAGAGGCTCGAGGATCACAAGACGAAGATTTCTGAAATTGAAATTAAGTGCCGTCTTCGTGGAGTAGACGAGTCTGAAATACAGAAAAGCATTTACAACCAATTCTCTCACCAACATATACAGCTTCTGGAACAGGTGCTCGCAGCGAAGAAGGCCTTGGCCATGATGGATGTGGGAACGGTCGAGGAGCTGACGCGCCAAAAGATTGCGATACTCGAAGAGATGGTCTTAGAGACGACGACCTCTTGAAACCTAAATGAGCATGTCGGCCCTCTGTAAGGTTTGTCTGTACTACAACTCCGCCGAGAAGACGTGTGTGCGCTCGATCGTGGCCGTGAGCCCGGGCAAGATTCATCACAATTACGCAAAGTTTGTGCGTCTCGACAAGAACCAGTGTGGCCCACAGGGCAGGTGGTACATGGAGGTCATGGGTTCGGACGGACTCTCGAAGAAGTCGCCACTCGATGAGCTCTTCGAGTCGTTTGATATTTAGAGATGAGAACCTCTTTAAAATTAAATGATATTCACCTGGCTAGAAGACGATGAACTTCGCGAAATCGGATGGGAAGAGAAACATATAGATAATGGCCTCGTGGCTCAGGTGGCTGCGTTCTTTTTCGTGAAGGACAAGGATGACGTGTACAACGTCCGGCGGAACTTTATGCGCGGAACGTATGACTACCAAGAGGATGTCACGTTTCGCGGCGAGGAATGGGCCGCTCTCATCACGACTTGGATTTAATATCCGCACACAGTACGATGAACAACACCAATGCTCGTCTGGCCCGCCTCCGTACCCTCGTCGCAAAGACGAACGCGTCAGGCCCTGGACTCACGAACGCCGACAAGCGGCGTATTAACACCATACTCAAAATTGTGAATTACGACACACTCGGAACGAACAATAAAAGATTGTACAACCGGGCTTTAAATGCGACTATTGGAAATGTTGAAATGAAGGGCGTCTCTATGAAAAAAGCGGGACGCATCTTGAACAAAATGGAGGGTCCTTATTAAAGTTTTACGCGCCTAAAAACACAAGATGAACCCACAAATATGGGGCCAATTGCCATGTGATCTCATCGAACGGGTAGCCTCGTTCGCTGATTTCGACGCGCGCCGAGCCCTAGGATTCCCTCCACGGAAGCTACCAAAGTCCGACTTTGTCCCACGGCCCATAGAGCCTACGACTTGGAGATACTTTGCGGCGCTCAAAAAGCTCCTGTACATCAACTTTGACGAGTCGTACGACGTGTTCACGTGGGAGGTCTACGAGGAGATAGAACCAGATGGAGATGCGTGGGTTCAGAGCCGCCACGGGAGACACAGAGGCGTGTGGCGCGGCCTCGACGATTTCATGTATTTTGACGCACGGCCGCCGTTCTGTCCGATTCACTTTGCGGGGGTTCCGGAAATAATCCCAGCCTAATATAAATAATGCCGATTGCGTTCAGTCAGGCAAATGCCCGGAACAAAGCAGAAATCAAAAGGCTGGACCAACTTATAGCAAACTTGAAATTTATCAATAAGTACCACAATGCCAGCAACTCGCTCAATTGGCTCTGGAATTGGGAAAATAACTCGGGTAACGGTCTTTCAGAAAATAACATCGCACGTATTGAAAATGCGAACCGCTCACGCAAGTCTAACCCAACCAACTACAACATCAAAAAACTCACAAACACTAAAATTAATGTCGACCGTGAAAGAAGTGCTCGTCTTTGGATGTATGGTTACCTCCCGAAAATAGGACCCAGCTGGATTGTTAAAAGAAATGGATGGGCCATGCCTAATATTCCAGTCAATGAACTTGATGCTTTCCATCGAGTCGGGAAACCCGATAGAGTGGTGAACGCCCGTGGAAGACCTGTGATTTTGGGTAAAGCCATCAAGTCGGGACTATACCGCAACAAATTAACGCAAGAAGGAATGCTCAAACCCGTGTCTGGGAAGCGCCCAGTGGGTTTTAAACGCGAAAGGACCAATCTCCCTACACTTAAAGAACTTGCGTGGGCGGCAAAAAGTTCAAATGAGAACTTTGAGACTGTGAAAACCATGAACAATAAACAGCTTAAACTTCTTTCAAAGGTGGGTCCTATTAACTGGACCCTTATCAAACCAAAGCCGAGACCCACGGCGAACAACATAGCAAGACAGCGTAATACGGCCGCTCGTAAGATACAAGGGGCGGCCAAGAAGTATCTCAGAAGAAAATCAGCCCAGCGAGTCCGAGGCCCGAGTCCGAGGTCACCGGCGACTCTGGCGCGTCAAGCGAACCTCGGAATCATGGGTGGGGCTGGGCGTGTGCCCGGTGCCGCAAACAACACGCGCGTCACGTGGAGCCGCAACGCCAACGGAACGATTAACCGCTTCAAGACGCTCGAGAACATCAATCTACGCTTGACGCAAGCGCAGAGGAATGCCCTATTGGAAATGTCCGAAAATAAGGCTATGAACACCATCCGTCAGTTGGCGAGGCAGAAATAATCGTGTTCTGTGAGCCTCAGTGAGTCACGCCACGACCCCTAAACACCCAAAAACCAAAGAGCACTCACAAGATGGCCTGCACCCTCGCCAAGTTTGCCTCTATTCCCATCAAGTATGCGCCTAAGCGCAAGTTTATTGAATTCGCCGCGCCTCAGTGGAAGAACAAGCTCGGCGAATTCAGTGATCCGGACGTCCTGAGTTGGATTAACAACCTTTATCAGGACAAGGCCTTCCCGACGCGGGAGGCGTTCAACAAGGCGTATGACGCCGCCTTGACCGCGGGCCTCGTGCCGTGCACGGGCGTCGCATGGCGCAACAAGACGATGGTCCTGACGAAGGAGGACGTCGACAATTTTGAGGAGGAATTCAAGGGTGGCGCGTTCGAGGGCTCGCAGACCGCCGCTGCGAAGACCTTGGCGAAGATGCGGGCCGCGCTGGCGACTGGCGAGAAGGTGATTTACGTCTACTAGTCACTTCATGTCCTGAATTGTTGTTAAAATTCACTTGCATAAGGGTCGTGTTGGGGCTCCGCGCCTTGGTGACAAGGCGTGCATTGAATTTCTTGTAAAAATTCCTCACACCGGGCAAAGGATCATGGATCACGAGACGTTTGTACCCTTTGCGTCGCACATCGGCCACTATACGATTCATAAGAGCCCGACCGTAGCCTTTACCTGGTTCTTTCGTCGTCGCAATCAACATAAGCCTTATTGCGCTCGGGTCCGTCTTGTGCTTTTCGAGAAAGGCGAACCCTTTGAACACCCCATTGTTCTTGATGACGTAGTTTCTAACGCGAGACCGCAAGTAAACGTTAAAATTGCCCCGATTGTTTTCCAGGATCCCCCGGACCAAGTTGAATGCGGAGTTTTCCTGTGAGTTGCGCAGGGCGGGTTTAGTGCGCGTTCCTCGTTTGATTTTCATTAATTTAGAAGTTGAAAAAAAATCCCGCCTCATATAAAATGACGACCGGTTCCCGCGCCCAGGTGTTCCATGGCAACGCTGACCAGACCGCAGGCGGCCTCAAGAAGAAGGACCTGAAGATGGTCAAGGGTGAGATCGTTTCCAAGACCAAGACCAAGACCGAGAAGAAGAACCCCTGGATAAAGGCGGTGGCCCAGGCCAAGAAGGAGCTGAAGATCAAGGGCTTCGCGCTGGTTCAGGGCCCCCTGCTGGCCAAGGCCCGTGAGATTTATTCTAAGTAAATGATAAATGCCAGGCAAATTGTTGTTGTACTCGTGCATTCTCATGTCGACCGCGACGTTCCTGATTGCCGCGGCGTCCATAGGTATTCAGACCTTCAACGCTAATACTGGCTACAAGGCCACCAAGAAGAGCAACTTCAACTTCCTCATCTTTTTGCTAGTGTGCGCGATCCTCAGTATGCTGATGTCGTTCGGTGGCCTGTACATGGGGGCAAAGGGTGCTTAATTTCTAGAGTAAATTTATAAATGAAAAAGTCCAAGTCCAAGTCCAAGTCGGGACCTCTGCCAAAACCAATAGAATTGATCTTGGCAAATCTCCGTAGAATTTTCGGCGGAAAAAAGTAAATAAACCAGATCGGTTGGTGGAAATTATCGCGGCAGATACTAAATGGCTCCGTCCCCCATGGCCCTTATGGGTTTGGTGAGTAAAGCGAACCGCTCTATCGTCAATCGTCTGATGGCAAAAAAGCGCACACGCCCGTCTTCAGCAGGCCGGCGGACGAAGGCACCGGCGGCTCGTCCACGGACGGCTCGGCGGCGGACGGCCCCAAAGTTTTGAGCTGGTAGATCCGGATAGTCAGCCCCCAATTTCCATTGAAAAAATAGGTCGAGTCGACATCGATGATGCACTGGACCTCCTGCGCCCGAAACAGCCCTTCCCGAATCTCCGGGCAGACCTGCTTCGCATTCTCATCAAACACGTACAAGGCGTCGTCAACCTTGAGACGCAAGGACCCCTCCTTGAGGTTCGAGTTGAACGGCTCGTGGGAGCACAGGCGCGTCTCTAGATCGCGCCACCACGCGACAAACTCGGTGTTCCGGATATCGACGTTCATGCTCTTGTAGGCCGAGACGCCCCAGTTGGACCATGCCCGCGGAATCTGGAACCGGAGAGGACCGCCCTGGTACCGAAACCGCGACTTGTCCTTGAGTCCAGGTGTGATCTCGATGAGGTTTTTATCAACCTCGGACCACACCACCATAATAAAATAAAATGCTCGCCCTTTTTAAGTACTTCATGGGTCACACAATCAAAGGTCAGAGTCCTAGCGCGACCCGCCGCGTCTCGAGCTTGTCTCCGATCAATGAGCGATCCGAAAACGCCATGAAGCGCTGGAACAAGCTGCGCCAGTCTGTGAAGCGCACATCGCAAATCAAGCGGAACATCCGTACAAAGGGGTTTGCCAAGCGCGGACGATTCACGTTGCGGAACACCTCGCCTCCCAAACGCAAGAGCCCGCCGAAACAGAGTGTGAGTATGTGGAAGAATACTGCACCGGGTGTTTATTTCGTAAGTCAGCCGTACCGGCGCGGCCGGTTCAAGGTGGAAAACATTCACGGGTTCGTTCCATTTCCTAAAAAGAAGAGTCCGATGCGTTAAGCATGCGACATAAACCCGAGCCGCGGAGCAAGACCCGCATTTCGGTCGACCACGACACGCTTGACGTCTTTCCTTCGAAGCATCCGCATGGACCCGTCACTTCTAGCAGGTGCTCCTGCTCCTGGTCGTTAAAGACGTGGAGACCGGCCGTGTGATAACTGAGCTCTATAGGTCTCCGGATCACATGAAACCCCGGCATCCTCAATATATGGAGTGATTTTGACTCTAAATTATAAATGATGCCATCATGGGACTTGAGAAGGTACCATAGTCTCCAAGCTTTGGCCTCTTCAATTTTCTTTGGCTTAATTTTGAAACATAATTGAGTGTCGATCGATGGCTCGGACCATTCAATTATTTTTCGAATCAATTCTGTCGGTAAATTACTCCAGATTTTTCGATCCATATTTCACTATCTTTTGCAGTTTTTATAAGGCGCACAACTTGAGCGCATTGTGAATCCCTTTATTGGGCCTAGGATACATAGGATCTTGGCGAATTTACGAGGTAAATTGGAAATCTTTTTGTTCTTGGGTCATGTCCGACAACAGGACTTCACTAGAAATTGTTTAGCCCGAGCACATCTCACAACTCTCTGGGTTTGCAAGAGAGCACGCCAAGATCTGCTCCACCGGGACAGTCACCTGTTGCGCCTTGGCTTTTGCGCGCGTCCGCAAGTAGTACATACCCGTCTTGAGCCCCTTCTTCCAGCCGTACAGGTGCATGGAACTCAGCTTCGCCAGGCTCGGGTTCTCCATGAAGATGTTCAAGGACTGCGACTGGTCGATGTACACACCGCGGTCGGCGCTCATGTCGATGATGCTCTTCTGTGGAATCTCCCATACGGTCCGGTAAATGTTCTTGAGTTCGAGCGGAACGTCCGGAATCTGCTGGATCGACCCACCGTTCCGCACAATATCCGTCTTGACGGCCGGGCTCCACTTTCCAATCTTCTGTAGGTCCTTGATCAGGTGCTTGTTGATCATGACGAACTCACCGGCTAGGGTCCGACGCAGGTATATGTTGGTCGTGTACGGCTCGAACGCCTCGTTGTTCCCCATGATCTGGGCGGTACTGGCGGTCGGCATCGGAGCCACGAGCAGCGAGTTGCGGAGTCCATGAATCTTGATTGATTCCCTAATTTCATTCCAAAATTCAGGAGTCTTGTGATTCCAGAGATCCGGTTGGAGAATGCCCTCGGATGCCGGCGACCCCTTGAACGTCTCGTAAGGCCCCTCCTCCTTGGCCAACTCACACGACTGGGTCAGGGCGGCGTGATACACGGCCTCGAAGATGCCCTTGTTGAGCTCGCGAGCCTTGGGCTCGTCGAAGGAAAGACCGAGCATCATGAAGACGTCGGCCAAGCCCTGGACGCCGATCGCGATCGGTCGGTGCCGAAGGTTCGACTTGCGGGCCGGTTCGGTCGGGTAATAGTTGTTGTCGATGACGCGATTCAGGTTCCGGGTGATAACCCCCGTCACTTCACACAGTTTCGCAAAGTTAAATTGATTTCCTTCGACAAAGGACGGAAGGCAGATGCTGGCCAGGTTGCAAACGGCCGTCTCGTCCGGACCGCTGACCTCCACGATTTCAGTGCAAAGGTTCGACGACTTGATGACGCCAATGTTCTTCTGATTTGACTTGGTGTTCACAGAGTCCTTGTAGCACATGTATGGCGTTCCGGTCTCAACCTGGGACTTGAGGATCGCGTCCCAGACGGCCCGAGCCTTGACCGCCTTCTTAAATCGCCCCTGCGCCACGTACATCCGGTACAACTCGTTGAATTCCTCACCGTATACCTCGGGAAGGCCGGGGGACTCGCTAGGGCACATCAGGTGCCAATCCTCATCCTTCTCAACCTTCTCCATGAAGAGGTCGGGAATCCACATGGCCGTGAAGAGGTCTCGGCAGCGCATCTCCTCATCACCCTGGTTCAGGCGTAGCTCCAGAAACTCCATGATGTCGGCGTGCCAGGGTTCCAGGTAGATGGCGAAGGAGCCCTTGCGCTTTCCACCACCCTGATTGACGTACCTGGCCGTGTTGTTGAAGACGCGCAGCATGGGGACGATGCCGTCGGCGACCCCATTGGTTCCCTTGATAGGCGATCCGTTCGCGCGGACATTCGAGCAGTGAATGCCGATACCCCCGGACCACTTGGAAATCTGAGCGCACTCCTTCAGCGTGTCGTAGATGCCCTCGATCGAGTCGTCCTTCATGGCGACCAGGAAGCAGCTCGACATCTGCGGGCGAGGAGTACCGGCGTTGAAGAGGGTCGGCGTCGCGTGCGTGAAGAACTTCTGACTCATCAGGTCGTACGTCTCGCGGACGCGCGGGAGATCATCACCGTGGATGCCGACCGCGACGCGCATGAAGAGGTACTGGGGCGTCTCACCCTCGTTGAGGTAGCCCTTCTGGAGGGTCTTGATCCCGAAGTACCCAAAGAGGTAATCGCGCTTAGCCTGGATCCATGAGTCCATCTCGAGCGACACGCATTTCATGAAGTGGTCCGAGACGATCCCCTTGACGTGTAGTGCGACCATGGCGGTGCTAAACGTCTTGGGGGTCGTCTTCTGTAGGTTCGAGACGGTCACGCGCATGGCGAGCGTCTCGTAATCCGGGTCTTCGGTAATCATACCGACGGCCACCTCGGCCGTGAGGTTGTCGATTTCGGTCGTCGAAATCCCATCGTACATGCTCGTGAAAACCTTTTGGGCCACCTTGTCCGGTTGAACCTTGAGGGGCTCGAACTCGGGCGCCTCATTGAGTTTGGAAATCCGCTTGGTGACTTTGTCGAAGAGCATAGGCATGGCATCTCCCGAACGCTTGTGGACCTTCATTGTATTTTTAGGGCTTGTTTTTTTTATCCGGTAGTCTTAATGGCGTCAAAGTACCTGCCCTCCCCTCTCGTCGACGCCTTCTTTTCGGACTTTAACAAGGAGACCATCCAGGACCAGATCGCCTCGGCCATCCGGGACAAGACCGGCGTCGAGCTCCAGCGCCAGAGCTATTCTGACCTGGACGCCCTCATGAAGCGGATCTACGTCAACATGAAGAAGGACACGTACTCGAACGTCCGCCAGCAGGTCGACGACCTGAATGCCCGAGTGACCGAGGAGGCGACCGGTACCATCAGCACGGGCCTTCTGCAGCAGATTGTGTACATGCGCGACATTTCCCGGAACGCCGTTCCTCTCGAGGTGCCCGTAAGCACGAGCACGTACGGGAATAAAATCCCGAGCAATTACAAGATTGGGTTCTGATGAGAGCTCTCGACGACATCCTCTTCGGGTTCATCGTGTTCTTCGCAATCGAACGCGCCATCCGCCTCTTCAGCAATGCGGTCATCGAGCCGTGGGCCGAAAAAAAGACTACGGACAGGGGCGTTATCGAGAACTGGAAGCTCACGGCCGAGTTCGGAGCGCTCGTGGTCACGGCGATCTTCGTGTACCGGTACAGAGGGTTCGTCGGTCGCTTCAATACCAGATAAGAAACATGGGCGTTTGATACTCAATGAATAAATATCGTGACGAGACCGCGAACATGTGTAAGCAAAAGGGCTGGGACAAAGCCCCCGTGAGTATCGTCTGGATGTTACTCAACGAGGAGATGGGCGAGCTCGCGTCATCGATCCGTCAGAACCAGCGCATCTACCGCAAGACCGGTCTCAAAAAGGACCGGGGTACGGATGTCGCCATGGAAATGGGCGACGTCTTCAGTTACTTGTTCCAGCTGGCCCATATGTTGAACGTCGACCTAGACACCATGTGGGAGATGCACCGGGTCAAGATCCAGACGAAGACGTACAAGGAAAATAATGTGAATATGTAATAATAAGATGGCGTCAGCCTCTATGATTGACGACCGCCTGCAAATAGACGGCTTCAACCCCTACGTGTGGTCCGGAACTTTTGGCGTCACGAACGACGGGTTCCCGAAGACATGGTTCATCGATGGTTCGTACACGACCCAGATCGATGAGACGCCGATGACATACACCGAGCCCGTCCAGGGCGCCGATGATCCCAATAAAAACGGCTCGGGCTCCATGTACTTAAAGACGACCGAGCCGGACCCTGCGCCATTTATGGCATACCCGGCGCGTAAGCTCGAGTACTCGGACGGCACGGTCACGTGGTTCAGGCCGGGGGCTAAGTGGCCATGGATCGGTCAGAGTGGCGGGGGGTCTGACGGATACACGGTCAAGATGATGCAGGGCAAGCAGCAGAGTCAGCAGATTCTGTTCTGGCTGGCGATGATCGCGCTGGTCGCTTTCCTCTTCACTAGATTGCGGAGATCTTAGGGGCGACAACCTTCACTAATTTCTTTGACAAATTATCTTTTTCATTTTTAATCCGTTCATCCATCTTGGAGCACTTGTGAACCTCAAGTTGAATGCACCCCGCGCAATAATTCCCGTAGCACTCCCGGCATTTCAGAAATCGATTCTTATGAATGCACCTCGGCACCGCCCCGAGCGCCTCCATCAGAGAGTCCTGGACTGTCGGCCGGGTCGTCATCTACTATTTCACATGCAATTTGATTCTTAAAGTCCCAAGGCACGGAGTCGTCCACAATCTCACACAGGCCCTGGGCCCGCCCTTTGAGGATGCGTTCCCAGGCGGCCCGCATGGCCGGCAGGTTCTGCGCGAACCAGGACCGGTCCCGAACGACCCGGACGACGACAAACTCGGGCTCGGCGCCTTCAGAGCTCGCCGGTCGGTACTGGACAAAGTCGCACTCCTCGAGGTCTGTGATTTCAAGCTGAAGCTGGACCTGGGGCAGGTAGTGCTTGGGGACCTTCGGCTCAATCTTACGGGTCAAAGGGCACTTGATCTCGATCAGAAGTCCGTCCTCCGTGACGCCATCAGGTGACGCCCCGAGCCAGTGGTGTTCGCGGTGCCGTACCAGACCGATCTCGTGCGACTTGCGGCCGGTCCGGGCGTCATAAAGGTCCCGGACCATAGGCTCGAGGAGGGTCCCGTGTGCGGTCGCGGCGTTCCCGGCCCATTTGGTCTTGAGAACCTTCTTTTTTATGAACGCGTCTACGCTTTCGTAGCGATTGTCGCCGATCGCGCTCGCTATGTCACTCGCCGTAATCATTTCGTCACGGAGATCTAACCATTCCTGACTTCTTTGTTCGGCGTATTCAGCCGCGAGGAGTTCCCGGGCCCTGAGAATCTGGGGCTCGCCGGTTAGCGGTTGGGACATGCTTATTCTTGAATCGAGGATCAGTCTTAAGTACTATTTCGGCCGCATTCTGTTCGGCCTGTTTCTTGGTGCTCGCGAAACCCGACCCACAGTCCATCCCGTCGACGACGACCATAATGAAAAATTGGCCGTTGGCCTGACTGACCAGCCTATAGTCTGGCAAGGGGTACTTGAGGGCCTGGCACCAACGCATCAATTGGTCCTTCCAATTATCATCGACGAGTGACGTTTTGACTTTAGTGAAGGACTCCATGACGAACGTCTTGGCGTGGACCATCCCTAGATCGAGGTAAATGGCCCCGACGAGAGCTTCGAACGCATCCTCCATGATGTGCTCGTTCGTATTCCAGTTGTTGCGCTCACCCTTCTCGTCCATCAGGATCAATTTGTCAAGACCGAGAACTTTCGAAATTTCGCACAAAGTCTTCCCCCGGACCATCTTCGTACGGGCCTTCGTCAGGAACCCCTCCTGCTCCTTCTCGTGAAGGTCAAATAAATGCTTTGTAATAATAAACCCAAGAACCGAATCTCCCATGAATTCTAGTGTTTCGTACGAACCAGTCAGTCCTGAATAGCGCTTCAGGGCTGACTTGTGCGTGAACGCTCGTTGATAGAGTGCGACATTTTTGACTTTTGTGCCGACCAGGGCATTCAAGGCTTCCCGTGCAATCTCAGGTGCCGGAATTTGCTGATCGGTCTCCATGTTATGTTACAGTGTGGCGACATTTTTAAGCCTCCGAAGGACTCGAGATCCAAATGTGGGGAGGACAGTCGCTTCTCGACTGGGGCTTAGGCCTTCACAACCTTCGGGCGCAGCTTCTTCTCCTTCGGCGGCGCGTTCGGGTCGACTGGGGCCTTCGGCTTCTTCTCAACCTCAGGCTTCACCTCCTTGATGTAGTGCGGGTTGATGTACTTCTGGATATTCAGGAAAGTCACCTGGGTGCCCTCGGGCGGGTGCAGCAGGGCCTTCAAGGGCTCGTCCAGCGTGATGTTCTGGCCGGCCTTCAGGCCCTTCTCGGTTACGTACCCGTTGATACGGGTCGTCACCTGAGAGCGCGAGATCTTCTCGTCGGCCGCCAGGCTCAGGAAGGCCCGCAGCTCGGGGGTCACGTCCAGGGGCTTGTTGAAGCCGTTGTTTACGGCGCGGGCCTTGGACTTCTCGCCTGTCGGGTCCTCGATATGCGCGCGAATCTTACGCATATCCTTACGCAGAGCCTTAATCTCCTTCATGAGAGCATCCAGGGTGATCGGGGCGTCAGTAGCCATGCCGGTTGTACTATCAGAGGCACGGGCATCTTTAAGCCAGGACAAGCGAGGCGACGGCGAATGCGAGCAGGACGAAAAGCACCAGGAAAATTTGCCATACTTTAAACGGGTCTTCGGCGGCTGCTGATCCAGTAGCCCCTTCGAACGGTGCTGACCCGTTTGACTCGGTCGGAAGGTCGCTCTGGGGCAAGTTCACATTGAACCCAGGCGGTAACGTCGTACCCTTTGACTTGCGAAGTTCGATCTTCTCTAACGGCTGAGTCCCCTGATCCGGACATTTGGGGCAACAGCCCACGTCACACGGATACACCAGGCCGTTCTGCTTGTTGACGTAACCGCATATTGTCGCGCTCGGATCCATAGCGTCAGGCAGGCAGTCGCAAAACTTCAGAGCAAATTTAGCGTCGCACGCGCCCATCTGATATTAAAGAAGAAATTTGTATGTAGTATAATGGAGTACGGAAAACCCCAGAAGCTCCCGGATGGTCGTTACTTTCTGAAGGTCAATGGTGTTCGCCATCAGCTGAACGGTCTGACTCTCCAGGACTCTCTTACGGCCAAGGCGGTGAATTTCTCCGCGCCAGACGCCTCAATTTTCGCCAAGATTGACGAGGAGATCCTTACACAGGCCAAGGCTTCCAAGGTGGAGTGGTTCGGCAAGGAGCTGAGCGACGAGACGATCACGAACGCCTTCCAGGAGAGCGTGACCGACGGCGTCCTGGGCGCGTCCCTCGCGACCATCAAGGGTGAGGTCGTGACGACCGCCTTTGATACCCAGAAGAATCCGGTCGAGCTCCAGGACGTCAAGCCCGAGAGCAAGGTCGATGTCCTGTTCGAGTTGTCGGGTCTTTGGTTCCTCAAGAAGTCCTTCGGTCCCATCTGGCGCGTGATCCAGGTCCGCGTCCGGTCCGGGTCCCAGCGCGCCCCGCCCGCCAAGGAGTACCTCTTCACGGACGCGGCCGAGTCGGACGACGACCCAGCCGATTATCTTGACTGAGCGCCCAAAAAAATATCATCGACTTATAATAAATGGACCGCAAGGGACTCGCAATAATGATTCTGGCCGGCGTGATCCTCCTCCTCCTTTTCGCCCCCAAGCGTAGCGGTTTCACGGGCCAGAGCATCAGCATGGCCGGTGCCAACATCCACAAGGGCAACACGCGTGACGCGGCTTACCATTTGGATCAGCGCGACTACGCCCCTGCAGGCGGTGCCGGCACCTCGGCCGACGTCGTGTCGTCCGCGAGCCTGATCCCCCGCGACGTGATCCAGACCGAGGATTTCGGCCAGTTCAGCCCGGACAAGATCCTGGGTAACCAGAACTACCTGGACCCGCGCAGCCAGATTGGTTACCCCGAGACGGTCGGTGGCGTTCTGCGCAACGCCAACCGCCAGTTCCGCTCGGAGCCGACCAACCCCCGCAGCCCGGTCTCCATCTTCAACCTCAGCACGATCCCCCCCGACACCATGCGCCCCAAGTTCGAGATCAGCCCGGAGTATCAGTGAAGAAACTCGCGAGTTTCTTCCCGCGTCAACATTACTTAAATAAGTGCTTCGTGCATAATAGAAATGGACTTTAAAGCAGCTATGACTGAGTGGGTCAACCTTAAGGGCCAACTTGCCGCAGCTCGCAAAGATCTCGGAACGCTTAATCAGCGCGAGAAGGATCTTCGCAAGTTTGTGACCGAACACATGGCCCGGAACGAGATCGACACGGTTCGAGTCCAGGACAAGATTAAGGTCAATTTAAAGACTAAAAAAACACGTGGTGGCCTCACTAAGGACGTCATCAAGAAGGGTCTAAGCACGTTTTTCGGTGGCAACGAGGCCCAGGTCGAGGGCGCGTTCCAGGCGATCCTGGACTCGGCGCCCGAGAAGGAGACCGTCGGTGTTACCGTCACCGGCCTCACGCGTTAAAGGCTAGGCGCGTCTACTGAACAAGTACAATGGGCATCAACGATGAGTACTCGCGTGATGCATACAACTACGACCTCGCGTACGACTCGGAAGGGTCGGACGAATTCGATTCGGATCTTCATCCAGAGGACTGGCAGGACATGTACTCCCAGGAACTCCTCGACGCCTGGATGAAGATTCACGATTACACGACCGAACATTACATCGCGATCCGAGCGGGCTACCCCAAGTTTGTCGAGCTCGTCCTCGAACCCCAGGGCTGGTTCGGCGCATCGAATCCTACAGACGACGAACGCATCATGTGGGCGTCGATCAAGGACATGCCGATCATCTGTGACCGGCTCATTCAGGACAATTTTTTCGCATGGACCAAAAAATATATACACAATTTATAAATGATTGACATTACCGGCCCCAAGGTTCTCGTTCCGGCCGTCCTGTTCGCCCTGCTGAGCCCGGGCCT